CTGCGCTCGTGACCACCGAGGTAACGCTCTGCTGGTCCGAGTTACAGCAGGCGGCACACGTCGGCTGCCAGCGCCAACTGCGGGCGCTCGCACGACGCGCCGCTCATCGGGTCTACGCGCCCGAGGATCCATGGGGCACCCACGTCATCGCTGCGGCTGCCGAGATGGCGGTCGCCAAGGCGCTCGGGCTGTACTGGGCCGACTCGCCTGCGCTCGACTACGCGGGCGACGTCGGCCCGTATCAGGTGCGCTCGACCGTGCATCACAACGGGCATCTGAGTCTGCGCGACAGCGACTCCGACGACGCCGCGTTCGTGCTCGTCATCGCCGACGTGCCCACCTTCCGCATCCCTGGCTGGATCCTCGGCCGCGACGGCAGGCAGTCGTGCTACTGGTCCGAGCGCGTGCCGTATCCGTGCTTCATGGTGCCGCAGTCGGCGCTGCTACCGCTCGCTGAACTGCCGACTCGGGCGCTGGCATGACGTCCACGGCCATCGCCGACCGTGCCGCCTGGCTCGACGAGCGTCGCAGCGGCATCGGCGGCTCGGACATAGCCGGCGTCGCCGGGATCTCGCCGTGGGCGTCGCCGTGGTCGGTCTGGGTCTCCAAGGTCGGCCTGTCACCCGACGACGGGCCCGACGACTGGACGCCGAGCATGCGCCTCGGTGCCGACCTCGAGCCCGTCATCGGCGCATGGTTCGAGCGTGAGACGGGCCTCACCGTTGCCGGCGAGCAGACGCTCGTGCGCCATCTGCGCATGCCGCACCACTTCGCCACAGTGGATGGATTCGTACTCGACTCACCCGAGGATGACTACATCGGCAGCGCGCTCGGCGTGTTCGAGGCCAAGTACACGTCGCAGGCGTGGGACGCGCTGCCCGAGCACTACGTCGCGCAGGTGCAGTGGCAGCTCCACGTGACCGGCTACACGCAGGCGTGGGTCGCCGCGCTGCAGTTCCCCTACGGTCGGCCTCGCTTCAGCATCTTCGAGGTCGCAGCCGACGCCGAGCGCCAAGCAGAGCTGGTCGACGTCGCCGAGACGTTCTGGAACGACTACGTCATACCGTCGCTCAACGGCAAGGTCACGCCACCACCGCCAGACGACCACCCGAAGACAGCCGAGGCGATCACCTCGACGTGGGGGCACGTCGACACGGCCGAGGTGCCGACGGTCGCCCTCGACGACCTCGTCGACGTCGCCACCGAGTTGTGCGACCTCAAGCGTGACGTCGCCGCCAAGACCAAGCTGATCAAGTTTCGCGAGACGACGCTGCGCGACGCCTTCGTGCGAGCCGGCCTCGACGTCGACCTACCAGACGGAGCGGCGCTGTCTGAGGGGACGATCGACGGCCGGCTCGCCGCCTCGTGGCGGGCCCAGTCGCGCACCGACGTCGACGCCAAGGCCGTGCGCGCAGACCACGGCGACCGCTACGACCGCATCAGCACGACTCGCGTGCTGCGTCTGCATGGGGAGTACCTGCCATGAGCCCATCCACCGCGCCGGCCAAGCCGCGCCCGCAGGCAGTGGTCGTCGACCTGCTCAACCGCTACAAGCCAGTCGTGACCAAGCTGCTCGCCCGCACCGACATCTCGACCGAGACGTTCGTCGCCCAGATCGCCAACGCCATGCGCGTCACGCCCAAGCTGTGGGACTGCGACCCTGAGACCGTGCTCGGCGCAGCGCTGCGCTGCGCCCAGTTAGGGCTGCCGCCGAACGACGGGAATAACCTCGCGTGGATCCTGCCCTACGGGCGCACGGCGACGTTCCAGCTCGGCTACGGAGGCGTGATGGAACTGGCACGGCGTGCGATGCCAGGCACGATCTTCGACGGCGCGCCCGTCTACCCCAATGACACGTTCGAGCACGAGATGGGCAGCGGCAAGTTCCGCCACGTACCTGCGCACGCGCGCCGGCCACCGCGTGACCGTGGCGGGCCCGCACGGGCATGGTGGGTGCGCATCGAGTACCCAGACGGCAAGCAGCGCACGCACTCGCTGACGCGTGAGGACGTCGAGTACCACCGCTCGTTCTCCAAGCAGCGCGACGGCGACGCGTGGAAGCGGTCATACGACGCGATGGCGCTGAAGAGCGTGGTGCTCGACATGCGCCGCTGGCTGCCGCCGATGCCGCAGCTCGTCGTCGCGCAGGGCGCGGACGGCAGCGTCGTCGACGTCCGCGACCTCGATCCCGAGCAGCCAGAGCTACCCGCGCCCGAGCCCGCACCGCTGGATGACGACGAGGCGTGGGTCGCCGAGGCCAAGGATGATCCGACATGATCTGCGTCGAGAGCGGCCGTGTCGGCGGCATGCTTGCGCAGAGTGATCCCGCCGGATCACAACTAGGCAGCCGGCGACGGGTGTCGCCATGCCCGTCGCCGGCTGCTGCTCTGTCCCTCGACGACGAGAGCGGCCGATGACGCATGTCGTGGTTCAAGGTCGAGGACGGATTCCACAGTCACCCGAAGGTGCGCCAAGCCGGCAACGCCGCCGTGGGGCTATGGCTACGCTGCGCCACCTATTCGGCGCACTACCTCACCGACGGCTACGTCGAGGAATCCGTAGCCCGTCAATATGGCACGCGTCGAGAGATAGAGCGCCTGGTCACCTCGCAGCTGTGGGTCGCCAACGGCTCGGGATTCGTGATCCCCGACTACCTCGAGTACAACCCGTCCGCGGCCGAGGTGATCAAGCGTCGAGCCGACTGGAGCGAGGCCAAGCGCGCGGGTGGCGAGGCGCGCGCGGCGAAGGCCAAGCGCGACGCCCACGGGCACTTCGTCGCCGACACGAGCGAGCCGTGGTGACCAGCAGACGGCCAGCAGAGCCTGCTGGAGGATTCCGCCAGCCCCGTCCCCTACCCGTATTAAGACGCGTATTTCAGTTGATCATCCACTTACATTCCGCGGACTGTCGAATCCGAGCTGAACAGCCATGCTGAACGCGCCGACAGACCACCCGCCGACATGCGCCGGCTGCCACGGCTGCGGGTGGCAGGCCGGACCTATCAACCGCGTGACAGCCCACGGGCAGACCGTGCGCACGTACACGACGGTCATGCCATGCGGCCATCACTGGATCGATGACGACCCGACACCCGAGCACGCCATCGCACGTGACGAGTACCTCGCCCGACTCAGTCCCGATGATCCCGAGTTCGATCGCTGGAGCACCATCGAAGAGCGCTGGAGGATGCGGCCGTGAACGCAGACGAGTACCGCCGTTACCTCGCCGGTCGGGTCTGGCGCGACACGAGGCATCACGCACTCGCGCGTGCCGGCCATCGATGCCAGGCCTGCGGATCAGCTCACAGACTCGACGTCCACCATCGCAGCTACGCACGCCTCGGACACGAGAATCCTGACGATCTGCGCGTGCTCTGCCGCAACTGTCACGAGCGCGTCCACCACACGCCACGACCACTGGACGCAGCAACCGACCTCGTATGCGCCAGCCCACCCGACGTCGACCTCAGCGAGCCGGCCAGCGTCACCGAGTTCCTTCGCACAGCGATCCATCTGATCGCCCTCGATGCCGCCCGCCAGCGCCACCCGTCCGCGCGCGCCGTCACGGACACGGTCGACCTGTGACCGGAGTCGCCGCTGCCGTGTGGTGCATCAAGTGCGGGCAAGCGCCCGTGCTCGTGATGACGTTCGAGCGAGACGGAGTGCTGATGCACTACGGCTCGTGTTGGAACTGCGTCACCTACGTCGCAGATCGAGCACGCCGCGACGTCGAGCAGATCGACGCACGACTGCGAGCAGGCGAACAGATTCGAGCACGTGGCGAGATTGTCTGCCCACCCGAGCTGGACGCATGAGCGAGTGCGGCGTGCAGTGGGTCGACGGGTGGGGCGAGCATCGCTGCACGCGCACGGCCGGCCACGACCACGCCCACCGCTGCGAATGCGACGCCACGATCAGCGCCATCGCCCTGACATGGCTCACCGAGCCCGCACCCGAGGTCGCCCGCGCGCGCAAGTCTCAGCGCTGGCGCAGCCGAGGCCGTGGGCAGAACATGCGCCGCAGGCGGTACCCGTGAGTAGC